AATGAAGGAGGTTGGTTTGATTCTAACTTAATTCGTTTTAAAGACGGACGACCGGAAAAATTTGGAGGTTGGGCAAAAGACACTCTTTCTACATATCTTGGTAAGGCGAGAGCACTTCATGCTTATGTTTCATTAGAGGGTACTAAGTATTTAGGGCTAGGAAGTACAGTTAAATATTACATCAAACAAGGTACGAACTTTGATGATATCACACCCATAAGATCTACGACCAGTGCGGGTGATGTGACATTTGCTGCCACTAACGGTAGTAGTACGATCACTGTTACAGACACGAGCCACGGAGCAGCTACGAATGACTTCGTGACATTTTCTGGTGCTGCTTCGTTAGGTGGCAACGTTACTGCTGCTGTTTTAAACCAAGAGTATCAAATACTTTTAGTAACTGGTGTTAATACATATGAGATTACAGCGAAAGACACATCAGGAACAACCGTAACAGCTAACGCCAGTGATAGCGGTAACGGAGGCAGCTCCACTGTAGGAACGTACCAGATAAATGTAGGTCTAGATGTCTATGTAGCCTCTACAGGTTGGGGCACAGGCACATGGGGAGCTGGTACTTGGGGCAGTTCTACGGCTATATCTGCGAGTAATCAGCTGAGGTTGTGGACTCATGATCACTTCGGCGATAACTTAATCATAAACCCTAGAGGTGGCGGTATTTATCGATGGATAGAAAACAGTGGATCTTCTGTTAGAGCTACTGAACTTGCTACAACATCTGGAGCAGTTGAGGTTCCTACGATAGGACTGCAAGTAATTACTTCAGAAAAAGACAGACATCTAATAATTTTAGGAGCGGATCCTTTTGACGGTACTTCTCGCAGTGGAGCGAGTGATCCGATGTTGATAGCGTTTAGTGACCAAGAGAATGAACTAGACTTTCAACCACGAAGCACCAATACGGCTGGATCTTTAAGATTGTCTTCGGGTAGTTCAATTATCGGTGCTGTAAAATCTCGTCAAGAGATTCTAATCTGGACAGATACAGCACTGTACAGCATGCAATTTATAGGACCACCGTTTACTTTCGGTGTAAACTTGATTAATGAGAATACAGGCTTATCCGCACCGAAAGCAGCAGTTACTGCACCTTCCGGTGTTTACTGGATGGGGTATGATAATTTCTATGTATACACAGGTTCAGTTAGAAAGCTGCCTTGTAGCATCTTAAGCTATGTGTTTGATGATTTCAATGCTGGTCAGATATTTAAAACCCATGCTTTTACAAACACTAAGTATGATGAAGTAGGGTGGTTTTATTGTTCAGCAAGCTCTGATGAAATAGACCGTTACGTTATCTATAACTATCAAGACAATGTTTGGGCATACGGTCAATTAAGAAGATACGCATGGTTAGATGCAGGAGTAGAGCCTTACCCCCGAGCCACGGACTCAAATCTTCTGTATGAACACGAGACAGGATATGACGATGACGGTAGTCCCATGACTAATGTATTTATAGAGTCTAGTGACTTTGACATAGGTGATGGAGAACAGTTCGCTTTTATAAATAGAATAATCCCTGATATACGGTTTTTAAGTAACTCAAGCGAAGGTCAAGTCAATATCGTTCTCAAAACCAGGAACTTTCCTGGCGACAGTCTTAGCACAAACAGTACGACAGCTGTTTCTAGCACAACCCAACAATCCCACGTCCGCGCTAGGGCACGTCAAGCTGTGCTTAGAGTTGAGTCCGATGATGATAACACAGCAGCGAATACTTCTACAGGATGGAGATTAGGCGCGACTAGGATGGATGTTAGATCAGACGGTAGAAGATGAGTAAGTTATTAGTCACTCGTCTTCCTGTGGAGATGGAAGAGACTGTTCGGGGGGACACATATAACCGTCTAGTTAGAGTATTAGAATTAAACTTAGGTGAGTTTGACCCAGACACAACTAGACAGATAAACGATACAGATAAAGGGCAAGCACAATTTAACGCAGGTAGTTTAGTCTGGAACACGAACAATCAATCATTAGAAGTATATACAGGCAACGAGTGGCTGACTATCAGTACACCACAGGAGGACCATGGTTTTTCCGCCACTGCGAGTGTAGGTGCTGTCACGGTTAATATAGCAGGGTCAACTACCATAACCCTTTGATGGTAAAGGAATATACAATGATTTATAAATTAGTTAGACTAAAATATCACAGGAGTTGAACATAGTGAAAGCTCAAGGTATTGATAGTTTAACAGATTTAGCTGATGCTCGTTTTGCTTTGAGCATTCAAGGTAGATACGGTGACACTATGATAGGTCACTTGACTCCTGGAGAGATGGTTTTACCACGTCCTATAGCTGATGACCCTGTACTAAAAAGACAATTATTTGAAGCCTTTGACAGGCATGAACTCAATCCGCATCAGTTTCAAGTAGGCCACTTTGATAACTCAATAAACCCTATGACGGGAGCACCTGAGTTCGGCTTCTTCAAAGAGTTAGGTAAGTTAGTTAAAAAAGCAGCACCTGTTATAGGTTCTGTTGTTGGTTTTGCTCTCGGTGGGCCTCCTGGCGCAGCAATCGGTGGTGGTATCGGTGGCGGTGTAAAACATGGAAGTATTGAAGGCGTGGCACGTGGTGCTGCGATGGGTTATATCGGGGGTAACATAGCTGTCGGTGCAGGAGTTACCCCTAATGCAGGGATAACCAGTTTAAACCCTTTCGGTGCTAATTCAATGTTTGCCAATCTAGGAGCTACACCTACAGCAGCAGGGGCTGAAGCAGGGATAGGTGGATTATTTCAAAATTTAGGAGCTAGGGGAGCTTCTATGTTAGGCATGGGTAGCGTTGCAGGAACACCTGCAGCTAACATTTTAGGTAAGGGTGGTTATCTTTCTGGACTAAGTGGACTACAAAAAGCAGGTGCTGTAGGGCTGGGGTTGACAGCTCTAGGTGGCTTCGCTCCTGGTGAAAATGATGCACAAATGCCTGGACCTAGCGGAGAGTTAGGTGGTTACTTACAACGACCCCTTACACCAGCTACATTACCGACACAGTATGGCACTGAAGGTGTACAATTAGCTGGCTCAGGCATTGGCGGTCTGCCTGGAGCCATGCCTCAATCTTTTGCGGGTGTTGATCCTACTACACAGTTTTTAGCCAGTGCTTTAATAGACCAAGATTATAATCAACTGGCGTACCCTACGTTTGAAAGAGTAGGCGTAAAGTATGGAGGAGAGCTAGATCTTAGAAAGACAGGTGGTGATATATCTGATCCAGAAGGGGCTGGTGATGTAGATACTGTCGACGCTAAGTTAGCGGACGGTGAGTTTGTTATAACTAAACAAGCTGTTAAAGGAATAGGTGACGGGGACCACTCTAAAGGTATACAAAGATTATATGACGCTATGGCAATGAATGAAAACAAAGCCCGAAGCATGGGAATGGGGAGAGCTTAATGGCTGAAGAAACAGCATATTCAAGAGTTGAACAGTTACCTCCTCAGTATTTAGCTGACTTTTATGCAGGTGTTCCTGGAGCTAATGTTCCGGGAATTATGCCGTTGCTCAACCAAGAGCTTGTAAACAGGATGATGACTTTTGGTGTAGAGGGTGCTAACCCCTTTACCTACACCGGAGAACGTATAGCAGACTTTACCCCAGCTGAGCAAGAAGCGTTCCGTCTGACAGCAGAGGGTATGGGTTCATACTTACCGTACTTTCAACAAGCTGAAGCTCTCACGCAAGAAGGCGTAGGTACAAGTAGAGCGGGACTAGCTAATCTAGAAAATCGTTTAAATCAAGCTGTCGCTGCCGGAGAGATGAGCACGGATGAAGCTCTAGGATTACTTAGGCAAGCTCCAGGAGTAGGCCAAGCTGCTACAGCACAGGGCATGCAGAGACTAGACCAAGCTGGCGGCACACTAGGTGCCGCTCAAGATTTAATCGGTCAATCTGGTTTAGATTTATCAGAATCTGCTGCTATACTTAGAAGTTCTAGGCCAGATTTAACTTCGGCACGTGCCGATATAAGTGGTGCCGACACTGATTTACGTGAAGCCTTATCTACTGTCCGTGGTGCTGGCACCGATCTAAGTGAAGCACAAAGATTAACTAGAGGAGCGACTTTTGACCCTAGTACAGCTAGTGGGGTTATAGGTGGAGGGTTAGGGAGGTTAGGTCAGTCTGCTGTAGCAGGAGCTGGTTCAACAGGTCAGTTTGATCCCAGCGGTATAGCTAGTTTCTATAATCCGTTTGAGCAACAAGTTGTTGATCAAGTTTTAGAAGACGTTAGTAAAGGTCTATCTCAAAGTGATATCGCGAGAAGAGCCTCTGCTGTCGGGGCTGG